AAACCTTCAACAACATCAGAAGGTGTAGATGTATCTGCTATTCAAATTGGTGAAGATGATTTAAAACAAGTAAGAGAAGAATTTAGAGGATATTTTAAATATATAGATGGTTTCATTGATGATATGAAAAAAGTATTTCCAACATTAAAAGATGATTGGGGTATTTACATACCAGAAGTCAAATATTTATCACCCGAACCATTAGTAAATTATAATAATTTAAGTTTAACAAAATATGGACAAGTCTACTTTGTCGGCGATGCGCTCTCTGCTAGAGGAATTACAGTCAGTGGAGCACAAGGCATCTACGTTGCCGAAAAACTTATCAGCTAAGGAATTAGAAGAACTGTTAATAGCAATTGATGGGTATTTTGTACTTAATTACTCCAATAAATCATTATTTGATCCACTTACTTTAAAGGAAATGGAAGGATTTCTAGATTTAAGGCATGAGGTTTTAACTAAATATCAAACGCTTAGTCCGCACAAATATTTATTGATATAACCTTATGAACGAAAACTTGATCCATATTTTAATTGCTGTTATTTCTGCGCTTGGTAGTGTAGGAGCATGGAGATTTTATGAAACTAGATTAACATTAAAATCTAAAGTTGAACGAAGTACTCAACGAGCTAATGAGAATTTTATTAATGATTTACAAGAAAGAGTAAATAAACTAGAAGCTTTACTTGTAGAATCATCAGAAGAAAAAGATGAAATGCGTGATATAATTACTTCATTATCTTCTGAAGTATCAGGTTTAAAAGTTAAAATTGAGTATTTAGAGAATGAAAATATATTTCTTAAAGGAAAGAAATCACGCAAATAATTTGGAGAAGCCAAATATTGTTCGTATATTTATGTGTTCAAATTAAAATTAAATGTTATGAAAAAATCTACAAAAGGAGATTGGAGTACTCGCACAATAAACACTCCAGAAGGTATTCAAGTTACTTTTTTTGATAAAAAATTCCATAATTGGAATGGCCCAGCTATAAAATATCCAAGAGAATTTAAGCAAAAAGCTAGATATTTCTTATATGGATTTGAGAAAACAAGAGATGAATGGATTGATGCTAGAAGAGATAGAAATGGTGTTCCACCAGATAAAAACCCACAAGTAAAAGCTAGATTCTAAATGAAAAAAGCTATAATAGTATCTGGTTATTTTAACCCAATACATAAAGGTCACTTAGAGCTCTTCGCGAAAGCGAAGGCTCAAGCTGATGAGTTATGGGTTATTGTTAATAGTGATTTACAACGTGAATTAAAAGGTTCAAAAGAATTTCAAGATGAAAATGAAAGATTATTAATAGTAAGCAGTCTTAAAATGGTTGATTATGCTATGGTATCTGTTGATAAAGATAGAACAGTATGTGAATCAATTAGAACATTAAATGTAAAAGCAATAACTAAGGATCCTAAATATCAAATTACATTTGCTAATGGTGGTGATCAAAACAATGATTCTATACCAGAAGCGGGGATTTGTAGAGAACTTGGTGTATCTTTATTAGAAGGTTTAGGTGATAAAATTCAATCATCTAGTTGGTTATTAAAATAAAAATATATGAAAATAGGTTTATGTGGTACAATGAGTGTAGGTAAAACTACATTAGTTAATAGATTAAAAGAATTAGGTCAATTTAAAGATTTTGAATTTGCTACTGAGCGTAGTAAATATTTAAATGATTTAGGTATTCCATTAAATACTGATTCTACATTAAAAGGTCAAACTGTATTTTTAGCAGAACGTGTTGCTGAATTAATGAAAGAAAATATTATAACTGATAGAACAATTATAGATGTTATTGCTTTTACTAATTTAGCTAGATCAATTGATTTTAAAGATAAAGAATATTTTGAAGATTATGCTTGTTTATTTGTAGGTGAGTATGATTATATATTTTATATTTCTCCCGAAGGTACTGTTATGGAAGATAATGGTGTTAGAGAAACTGATTTAGAATATAGAGATAATATTGATGAAGCTATTCGTAATACATTAAATAAGTTTGGTCATAGATGCGATAATGTGCATATATTAAAGGGAAGCACTAATGATAGAATCGAACAAATGCTAGGAATTATACAAGATTAAATATTTATAGCAAATATAATATCATGGATAATTTTAGTTTACAAAACTGGAGAATCAGAGTAGTTAACGAAGACGCATTTAGAGAAGGAATGGGAGAATTAAATGTATATGGGTATCAAACTAACCATTTTGATATATGCCCAGGTGCCCAAACTTTATTTAAGGACATTTTAAGAGGAGAATTTACTGATGGCATACCTAGTGCTAAGGAACAAGATAAAATTGTTGAATTAGCTAAATTACATGATATTTTATTTAAATTAGAAAAAATTGCTCTTAAGGATCAGGGTGATGCAAAGGTAGTATTTGATAAAGTTGTAGAGACGGCTTCTGATATCTACACATTAGGTACTGAAATTGGATTAGATCAAAATTCCGACTTAAGATATATTCAAGGCCATGTAGAAAGGGTTAATGATGCAGCTAGAGGAACAGATGATATTGGTAGACCCTTAGATGAAGATAAAGCTGAAGATATGGCAGCTTTAATTAAACAAAGAGATGCCTTAATAAAAAAACATTCTGATGCTGGGGAAATGTTTAGTGATAAAGTCTATGATCTTGATAGCCAAATTCAAAAAATAGCAAAATCAGAAAGCTTAGATGAAATTGAATTAGAAATCCCAGGTGAAGAAAACGCACCTGCAGGGGATAAGGTTTTAAATAAAAAGTTAACTAAAAATGATAAAATTATTGCAGCTTATAAAGATATAGAGCAAGAAATTAAAGATAGTATTCAAAAAATTAAATCAGGTAATGAACTTGAAAAAAAGACTGCTATGGATTTCTTAAAATCTAATCAAGATACTATAAAAGCTTACAATAATTTAAAGAAGGTTTGAACCGAATAAGTGTTATATTACTTTGTATTACTACCCTTGCTATATTCTTCATAATTAATAAAAAAGAAGATATAGACTTATCCGAGTATAGAGATAAAATTGAAGAATTGCAACAACAGGTAGAAGTGTTGGAGCAAGTAAATGATAGTCTAGAACTAATAGAACAACAATTAGAGACTAAAATATCTAATTATGATAATACAATTAATAACCTAAATAGACAACTTGATGTTATTAAAATTGAAACAGAAGCTAAACTTAACGCTGTTAATAATCTTGATGCTACTGAGCTGGAATGGTTTTTCACAAACCGATATAGATTCAGTAAAGATACAATTAACTAAACCTGTTGCTAAATTAGTAATACAGGATTTAATAAAATTTGATGCCTCTTATATGGAGATAGAGACATTACAACAAATTCTTAAAGAAACTAATTCAAAAATTGATACTCAAAACGAATTAAATACTAATTTAAGATCTCAAATTGAAACATATAGAACAATGTTATCAACTAAAGATGAACAATTAGATACTTCAAAAGATATGTCTAAAGAATTAGAAAGAGCGTATAAAAAAGAAAGACGTCTTAAAAAATTCTACCAAATAACTTCTATGGTAGGTGGAGCAGCAATATTATTACTATTAGTACAATAATGGCTGATAATTTAAAACATATAATAAAGGAGGAATTTATAAAGTGTGCTAAGGACCCAGTATACTTTATGAAAAAATACTATACTATCCAGCACCCACAAAGAGGTAGAATTAAATTTAATCTTTACCCATTTCAAGAGAAAGTTCTTACTCACATGAATAATGAAGATTATGTTATAATAAATAAATCAAGACAATTAGGTATATCAACTTTATGTTCAGCTTATTCATTATGGATGATGTTATTTCATAAAGATAAAAACGTATTATGTATAGCAACTAAACAAGAAACTGCTAAAAACATGGTAACTAAGGTAAGGTTTGCTTATGACCAATTGCCAAAGTGGTTACAAATAAAAACAGATGAACATAATAAATTATCTTTACGTTTAGCAAATGGTTCCCAAATTAAAGCAGTAGCAGCAAGTCAAGACGCAGGTAGGAGTGAAGCAGTATCTTTATTATTAATAGATGAGGCAGCCTTTATTGATGGAATAGATGAGATATTCGCCTCAGCCCAACAGACACTAGCTACTGGTGGTGGATGTATAGCATTATCAACACCTTATGGTACTGGTAATTGGTTTCATTCAACTTGGGCTAAAGCAGAAGCAAGAGAAAATACATTTTTACCAATTAGATTACCATGGACGGTTCACCCAGAAAGAAATCAAGAATGGAGAGATGAACAAGATATAGTACTAGGACCTAGAATGGCCTCACAGGAATGTGATTGTGATTTTAGCACTTCAGGTGACACTGTTATAGAACCTGATATATTAAATTTTTACGAAAGTACTTACATCCAAGAACCAGTTGAAAGAAGAGGTATAGATGGAAATTTATGGGTATGGCAAATACCAGATTACTCTAAAGATTATATAGTAGTAGCAGATGTTGCTAGAGGTGATGGTAATGATTTTTCAGCATTCCATGTATTTGATATAGAAGAAGCAACACAAGTAGCTGAATTTAAGGCTCAAGTTCAAACAAAGGATTATGGTAATTTATTATTTGCTGTAGCTACAGAATACAATGATGCTTTACTTGTAGTAGAAAATGCAAACATAGGTTGGGCTGTAATCCAACAATTAATAGATAGAGGTTATAGAAATTTATATTATTCTCCTAAAATGGATGTGTCAATGACTAATGCTGACCAATATCTTTCTAGGTTTGAAAATGGACAAGGTATGGTTCCTGGATTTACTACATCAATGAAGACAAGACCACTTGTAGTCTCCAAAATGGTTTCGTATCTTCACGACAAATCTGTTACTCTTCGTTCTAAAAGATTATTAGAAGAACTAAGAACGTTTGTGTGGAAAAATGGTAAAGCACAAGCATTATCAGGTTATAATGATGATTTAACTATGGCATTAGGAATAGGAATGTTTTTACGAGACACAGCTTTACACTTTAGGCAACAGGGTGTAGATATGGCAAGAGCGGCACTAGGAGGAATACACTCAACAAATCATCAAGCACCTAATATTTACCAAGGTGGAAAACCAAACATAAACCCATACGAAATGGAAAATCCATATGGAGATAAAGAAGATATCTCTTGGTTATTGGGTTAATATTTATTATATATACTAGACACGATGGCAGACACTTCATTATTTGGTAGACTAAGAAGATTATTTTCTACAGATG